AACAAGTATAGTCGCAAACGACGAAACTTACGCTCTAGCAGCTTAATCCTGCTAGACGCTACACCATCTCTCCCGTGGGGTGGATTGGGGTAACCCATCCGTAGCGTCATATACACGGGATACGTGTTGTGTTGGGTTACTTAGCACAGCATTAACCTTAAGGTAACTCGTCTGTACAGTGCTTGTCTGTTGGTGTGGTGCAGATTAAATTAAACAACAAGGCTAAGTATGTAGAACTGTCTGTGGAGGATTTGCGGACGGGGGTTCGATTCCCCCCAGCTCCACCAATTATTTTTAATAAAATCAGTAACTTATGATTTTATGCTGTCAATTTTATGCCTGTTTTTTTGGTTGGTTTGGGGCTGATATGGCAGCTTTTTTGACAGCATTTTTGCTAAACATTTTAACGGCCTTTTCACCTGCGTCTGGTATTGAGTCTTTAATATATTTAGCATAAGTTTTTCTTAAACTTGCCCAATCAGCATGGCCCATTTGCTGTGCTAACCAAGCAATAGATTCTCCCGCTGTTAGCATCATGCTGGCATAGGTATGACGAGTTTGATATGGACGACGATATCTGACATTTGCTCGTTTTAAAGCTGGCTGCCATACTGTTTTTCTAAGGCTTGCGTCACCATTCCAAGGTTCTTGCGTTATTGGGTTTTGGAATATCTCTTTATTTTGTAAAAAGGTATATTGTTTTTGGCTGAGTAGCGCTTCCATTGCAGGTGCTAATATTTTGACTTTGCGTCGGCCAGCTTTAGTTTTAGGCTCTTCAAATTCATCTGATGCTTGAGTCATTGCCTTATTTACATCAATCTCACCACGCAGCCAATCAATATCCGCCCACTGTAGTGCAATCATTTCACTTGTTCTTAGACCAGTCCAAAAAATAATTGGTAAATGTTGCGGTTTTGCCCTTCCAGTTTATTTAATATTAAATCCTGTTCATCAGCTGAGAATGGGGCAACATCGTCATCTGGCTTTGGAATGCCTTTGTTTTCGTATTTCCAGCCATAGAGTGGGTTAGTTTCTAAAATCTCATCATCTACTGCATCTTGTAGTGCTGTTCGCAATACGCTTTGAATGTTTGTAAGGCGCTTATTGCCGCATTTCATCTCAGCCAACCATTTACGAATTGTGGGTCGCTTTAGTTCACTAAGCACAGTACCTTTAAATTCAGGGATGATCAGGTTGTTGATAATCTTGGTATAGCCTTGTAAGGTTGAATGCTTGATTTGTTTAGTTTTGGCAAGCAACCAATCATCTAAATATTTTTCTACAAGTAACGCATCGCCTTGTCGCTCTATAAATAGTAGCCTGCGTGGAGAGTTTGGAAATGTGGTGGCGTAATCAAAAATATCTTTATCAATAGCGTCAAGAATTGCGCCTAAGTGATTTGCTACGCGCTTGTCATTAATGGCGCTGGGCTTGAGTTTAATGCGCTCCCTGCACCGGACGCCTTTATAGGTAAAGGCGATTTGGTAACTCGTTTCTGACGCCTTTGTGATATTACTGCCGCTTCTACCCATTCGTTATAGCCCTCAATACTCATTAAAATACGGCCATCTGGCGCTTTAATCCAAATTATATTTTGCAACCATACACCATCACGAATTTTAGTGCGAACAGCATCTTCTGTGTAACCAGTTTCAATGCAGAATTTAGCAACAGTGACGTATTTAAACATTTTCTTTACTGCTTCTATAAGTCTTACTAATTTTTTGATTGATGGTTCTGCCACGCTTGCGTAGCACATTGGCTAATTTGCATTGGTCGTGATGGCTGCTTGATGCTTGGCCAATTAAGCCGAAGTAGCTGTTGGCTTTTTCAAATACTTCGTTTTCTTTAGCGTTCTGTACTTGGCGCATAGCTTCGTTTATGGTGCGTTTGCGGGTGTATCTGTGCCAAGGTTTAATCACTTGCCCCACAAAATCCACGCCACGATCAACCGGCTGCAGGATGGTTTTTTAGGGTTTAAATTGGCTTTGAGTGTGGCGGGTAAGAATGCGTTAATGGCTTCTAGCGCTTCATTGAGCCACTGTGGTGAGTCATGCAGCAGAATGAAGTCGTCCACATAGCGGATGTAATACTTAGCGCCTATTTGATGCTTAATGTATTGGTCCAGCTCGTTAAGGTAAATATTCGCAAAAAACTGCGATGATAAATTGCCAATTGGCAGTCCGTTGGTGTTGTCATGGTTGACCAGGCGTTTGTGCGCTGGCACTAGGTTTTGCAAATGTGCTTGCCCACGTAACTCAAAGTTTTGGCGCGGGTCGTGGTATAGAATAGTGGCGGCTAACCATAGCAACCAAGGCTCTGATACGCGCTTTTGAATGAGGTCGTAAACAATGTCTTTATTGATGGCCACAAAGAAGTTGGCTAAATCACACTTCAAGTAATACGCTGGCTTTTGCCAGTTCTGAGTAATGCTGCGTATTTTGCTTTCTAAGCGTTTTGCAGCATATAAAGTGCCACGGCCTGGTATGCAGGCGCAACTGTCGGCAATAAAGGCTGCATAAAACCGAGGTGAAACACGGTTATAAAATAGATGATGCACGATACGATCACGAAAGTCAGCCGCCCACACTTCGCGTGGTTTTGGGCGCGTAATCACAAAGCAGATTGATTTGCCTGGTGCGTATGTGCCGTCGATTAATTCATCGTATAAATCGCGTAAATTCGCCTCTAAATCTTGCTCAAAAGCTAAGGCGCTGGCAGTGTTGCGCTTTGATTTCCTACAATCAAAATAAGCTTGCGTAAGTTCTGCAAAGGTAAAGTCAGCATGGTGGAGCAATGATGGATCTGCGGACTGCACGGACATGCAAGCTGTTGTTCTTGTTGTTGTTGTTCTGATTGCCGTTGTTGAAGTTCTGATACCAGGCATAGTCAGCGTTAGCTGCGTGCTGTGCTTAATTGTGCTATCTACGTCGCTAAACTGAAGACTGTTGTCAGTCAGCAAAGAAACTGCGCTAGACCTTGCCTGATGGCTATCAGTGGTATCTATTTTGCGCATGGCGGTAGCCTTTTGAGCTAGCGGCACAACCAGATTCAAATATCGCTCAGTCATGATGGCCTTAACTACCATGAAGCGGGCGTTGTTGCGAATTGCGCCATCCAGTCGCCTGTTTGCCGATGCTGGTCGTAATCTCAATCACTTCTGCGTATTGCGGAATTGAGATCATGCGCATATCGCGTGCAAGTCTGATGGTTAATTCTGCGACTTGTAAGCGCTCTATTAAGCTATTGATGTGCGGTAATTTATCGCGATTTACATTGGCTCTAAAAATGAGTATGCAAATGTTGAATATTTCATCGCGCAACTTGGCGCCTACCAATTGCTTGAAGTCTCTAGGCAAATTTTTAGTAAGCTTAGTGATCACTTCAAGCAGGTGATAAGCCTGCGTATAGATTGGCAATTGGGTGTGGATAGCCATGCTGATAAAAAACAATAATTAAATTGCTAAATGACTAAATAGCTTGTCTGCGGACTGCACGGACATGCAAGCTGCCGCGCTCGTAGTTGCTGCTCTGATCGCCGTAGCCGAAGCCCTGAAACCAGGCATAGTCAGCGATAGCTGCGTGCGTTTCACTGGACCAATACCAGTCTTCTTTAAACGCTTCTTTAAGGTTAGCAAACAGTAATGATTGCTCGCGGCGTGTGGGTAATTCACCGCCTTGTGCGATTGCCCATGCTGTTGCATCGGCATGGTTTAATCTTGTTTCAGGTTCGCCTGGCAATAAAATGATGTGCTGGTCGGGCTCACCGTTTTTGCCCAACAAAATGCCCGCCCATTGTTCGCCTTCACTTAAAACGATGCTTGTGTTTAGCAAGATGCCAGTAACATTGGCGGTGTTTGCTGGGTCAATCGTTAATTCAGTTTTATCGACTGCTTGGTTCATGATGTACTCCGATTTGAAATAAAAAATAACTAAATAGTTAAAGGGCTAAATAACGAATCTGCGGACTGCACGGACATGCAAGCTGTCGTACTCGTGGCTGCAGTGCTGATTGCCGAAGCCGAAGCCCTGAAACCAGGCATAGTCAGCGTAAGCTGCGTGCTGGGTAGAACTCCAATAAGCAGCGGCAATAAAGGCTTCATCGCCACCTTCTTTAAAGGCTTCAACCGTGGTTTGGAGTGGGTTAATTGCGGTGTATGGGCGAGTGGGTGGTACAGCACTTAAATTGATGCCAGAGCGTGCGTATTGCCAGTTTTCGCGAGTAGTTGGTTTTAGGTTGCGGTAGATAATTTCAAGCTCGTCTTGGCTTGGAATGTACCAGTCGTTATGGTCGTCAATCACCAATGCGCGTACTTGTTTGGAAATTTCGCTGCCAGCTTCGGCCATTGCGTTGGTATTGGCTAGCCCGTCATAGTATGAGAGTGCGCCTTTAACTGCGTTATCTTCGTCTTTCAGGTATTGCACGTCTTCAAACTGCCCTTTAATGGCAGGTGAAACGATAATGCCGTGTTCAATTCCATCTAAGCTGAATGTGCCTGCGAAAAATCCGCCTAACATTGCTTGGCCGATCACTAATTGTGCTGCCCGTTGTGGTGCGTTCATGTTGCTCTCCTGTGGTTGGTGTTGCGTGGGTGAATGTGCCTGTTAAAAGGGGTTAAGTTATTCGGCTTTTCCATCTGCCAACCTCACATTTGGTTTTTGACCTTGTAGGTGGCAATGCTTGCATTTCAGAATCGCACATATCGCATTTGTTAAATTTATATAACTTAGCTTGTTTAATTATGTAATCGCAAAATGGGCACTCTAAAGTAAGCAGACCGCTAACATTTAGATTTGCAAGCTCAACTGTTTTATTTTTGCCCATATCTCTCACCTCATTAAATAATTCAACGCACCTAGCAGGGTTACAACCACGGCCTACGTTTTTCATTTGCTCTATCGCGCCTGCTTCTGCGTGATGCGCCTTTGCGTGTTTTAGTCATTTGTAAATTCTTATTTCGTTAAACCGCACGTGCTCTTGCCAAACTGGGCACTCGGCTGTGCTTTCTTGCCCCATAAGCACCTCGCAATAAGGGGCGCATTCCTGTTTGTTAACTAAGTTGCAGTCTTCGCAATCGCCACCGCCAAAGTTTTCACGCCATTGATTTGCGACTACTGATATGCCTTGGCATGTGCCACCGCCAAATCGATGCGGAAAGCTGTAAGCGCGACAGTTACAAGTTTGTTCGTAATGGCGTGGCTTTCTCATGAGTGAGCCTCCATCAAAATGGCAATTTGTGCGGTTTTTGCTATCTCGCAAATGGCTTTGCGATCTGCGGTTCTAAAGAACATGCGTAAACGGTCTAAGCACACTTTGGCTTTCACCACTTCGGTTGGCGTCATGAGCATGGCAACACGCATTTTGTTGTTGATGCGCTCAAGTGCTGATAGATCTAAATTGCCGTTTAGCTTTTCATTGATGCGGCGCCATGTGAATAACCAGCCTTCAAGCGCTGGCACAACTTCGGTGACTACGCCGTGGTTATCGTAAAAACTGGTGTACCTTGCACGGCTTCAATCTCACCGTTTTCAAGTTTTTGCAGCATCATTTGCGGAAAATCAAACACGTTGAATTCGTCAAAAATGGCAGGAACGGGCAGTACTTTAGGCGTGTAAACAATGCCACGACGGTCATTGCGTTCTGCTTGTCGGCGTTGGGCGCGGTTCATGCTATACCTCATTTCCGCATTCAGGATGAATGCATTTTGATTTGCCAAAAAATATGAATTTTCTTTGCATTGAACTGCCGCACTTTGTGCAAAATCCAATACAAGAAACGCTTTCTCTAACGTGTCTTGATAGAGGAGGTTTAGGTGGTTGTGGCGGTGGACGTTTGCTGCGGTTTTGTTTTTTAGTCATGAGCAATTCACCAACTTAATAACTGGGTCATAACCTTTTTTTATTAAATTCACGCAGTCTTTTTTGATTGATTCATATTGCCAAGCAGGGAATAATGATGCGCCAGATAAATGCCAAGCTGAATTCAATCGACCACTTTTGTTAAATGAAACAAAGTAGCGCTTGCCAATTAAAATTACGATTGCTAAATCAGTGCGATATTTATCGGTTGACGATGACGTTAAAAGTTTTTCTAAATCAGCTTCATTCATTTTCTTAACCACTTTCTATGCGCCCACATGCTGGCAACAATGGCGAATGGTCCACTCGTTAGATAGGCAGTAATTTCTAGCCAGTCAGCTTGTGGCACGGTTTTGAGTAAAATTAAGTTGCTTAGGGCAATGCCAAAGCTGGTGAAAAACGCGGCTTTGAAGTGGCCGTTATTCACGTTTAGGCTTTGAAAGCCAAGCGCAAATACCAGTACAAATGTGCTGATGAATATAAGTAGGGCGGTCATAGCAACACCATGCCAGCCCTGCACCATGCAGTTTTGAATGTGTAGCCACACTTAGCCATGTAAAACTTGGCCAATCTATAACGCGTTGGGAGTAATTTAAACCAGCGAAAACCCGTTTTTACGGCATTAAAAATACGCCTAGTTAGGCTGACTTTGTGGCAGTAGTTGTGAATTGGTTTAGCCATGACTAAGCCGTTTCTGCACTAACAAAACCAGAGGCATGACGATGTGCCTCAATAGCCAATGCCGCTTGGGATTTTTCTTGCTTAAAGACCAAAATGCAGTTGCAGCTATGAATAAAATCTATATCGTCATCTGTGACGCCACGCGTATTGATTGCGTGTTCAAGTTTCTTTTTAGCTATAGGATCCATACTCAACTCCTAGTAATTTAAATCCCAGCGATACTTTGCTGGCGTTGATTTGCGTTGCGCACTTTTTTTAGGTGCGCTGCAAACATCACGATTGATCACTGGGGGAGTTTTGCGCTGTGTAAGTGTTGCAATGCGTACCAGGCATTTATGCAGCATTGAGTCATTTAATGCTTGCTTAAAGCTGGTGCCGTTGTGAGCTAGCCCTGTGCGGTTAAATGCGGCTTGTAACTCATTAATGGTTGGTTGCATTTCAAAACTCCCAAATGATTTTGAGTGATGTTTTGAAATATTAAATACTATTGTCTTAGATTGTGCAATACATTTGTATTATTTTTATTAAAATATTTAACTAATAATCAAAATTAAACAAATTTTAGGCAATAAAAAACCCGCACTAGGCGGGTTTGGTAGTCCAACTAAATGATATTAGTTACAAGTTTTTTAGCATGTCTAAACTACTGCCAGCTTGGTTTCCAGCATTAAAAAGTATAAACATACCTAATGCACATACAATTATTGTTATAAATGAACATATAACAACAAACGTTTCGGTGTCTTTTTTCATGATGTTTTCAATCATTCTAGTAATGATGTAAAAACCAACCATGTACCCAATTGCTGGTAGCATAATATTTCCTTAAATTTGAAAGTTAATTATTTTTAACGGAATTTTGTAAAGCATCAAACCACTGTTTTTCCGATATGATAAATAAATTGCTATTTTGGGCTTTTAGTTGAACAGCCTTCTCAATTTTTCTACCGTATGATGTATTAAACCAGGCTGGAGAAATTCTAGTGCCAATTACTAAGTAATTCAATTTTTTGAAATGCCGTCAATAGGAACTGCGCCAAGCTTTGTAATCACTTCTTGACATGCATTTCTGGTGCCGTACATAAATTCGCCAGTAAAGCAAAATGTTTTATCAGTAAATGTGATGGTTACATTGTCTATTGGTAGAGCCGGTCCTTCTGCACCGGCGGCTCCAGTATCTGAAAAGTTGTTTTGAGTTATGTCTTTTAATAATTTTATAAGATCATCGCGTTCTGCTTCTGTGATTATGCCGTCACTTTTAATGTCTTCAATACGTCTAATTATTTGCGATGCTGGCCACTGGTCTTTTAATCCTGAATTTTCTTGAATCCAAGTTTGTAAATATGAAATTTCTTTATCTGTTAGCTCATCGTCAGCAATTAGTCCGCTACATATACCGATAAGTGTCTGCGCTGATCTGGTTTCAATTCGACAATTTATTGCGGAATTAATAGCATTAAAGTTTGAGATCATTTATATAATTTCGCTTTGCTTGTGAACAATTCTGCCTAAAATCAAGCACAAATCACCTTCGCATTGTTTGCGTGGGTAAAGTCGCTGATCTGGATTGTCAGATGCAAGCCACCACAAGCCAGCATCACGCACTAAGCGTTTAATTAAGAGCTCACCCTCGTAGTTAACAGCAAAGACTATACCGTCTAGTGGCTTAGCGTCAGCTGTATTAATGACTACGGTGTCGCAATCGTTAATGCGTGGGGCCATGCTGTCACCTTTGACTTTAACGGCCAGTAGTTTTGAAGGGTTATATCCACGCTTCTCAAACCATTCTTTACCCATCACCATGGGTGTTTTGTCTTCAATGTCGTGCTCAATACTAAAGCCAACAATGCCAGCAGATAGCTTTAAGCTTACTTTGCGTATGGCAGGATAATCTTCATTATTTTCTAAATCTATTATTTTTGTTACATATTCTGCAGTGGTTTGATTAACGTTAGTACTAAGCATTGGCGTACTGTCAGATTTTCTTTCAATCATCTCACCATCGCCCGTATCAAGCCAAGTTGGACTAACACCGCATGCAAGTGCGATTTTCACAGAAAACGTTGTCCCTTTCCTGGTGCCTGCCTCAAGTTTACGAATTAAATCTGACGAACATTCAGTTTTAAATGCAAGCTCTTCTACGCTTAGTTTTGCGTACTTTCTGGCTGTAACTATTCTTTCGCTAAATTTCATAACAACATTATTGTGAAAAATATTAGAATTTACTAATACATTTGTCTTGACATGATTTGATACAATAGTATTAAATAGACGCATGTTAGAAAATCCTCTCATAAAAGCAATTGATATTTGCGGTAGTCAGACCATGCTCGGTAAGAAAATAGGCAAGGGTCAATACCTTGTATCGGCTTGGGTTAATAGATACGGATGCAAGGTTGCACCTGAATATGTAATTGATGTTGCTACTGCTGTTGATTGGAAAGTAACTCCTCACGAACTTCGTCCTGATCTGTACCCACACCCAAACGACGGTTTGCCAGAACATTTGCGTACCAGGGAGTGTGCATGAACTCATTAAGCTTATTAGGTGAATACATTTTATTTAAGCTTAAAGCTGGGCGTTATTCTGGTGCGTCTGCTTACTTGCCACCACATTCAAAAGAATCGTGTGCGATATCTCATCAACTGCAGCCCGCGCGGATTGTTGAAACTCTTCATCAAAGCCCGCTTTTTGCATGTGGTCATTTAGTGCGTCGTAAGCGCCTGTTAACAAGCGCTGCTTTAAAACGGCGGGGGCTGATATGAGCGGTAGCATTACGCGACATACCATGATCAATGCTTCATGCCTGGCATGCATGGCTCTATGTGCCTGTTCTAAAGCGTTAAGTCTTTTTGTAAGTGACATTGTTATCTCCCTTGGCCTGCCGCATAGCATTGTGCGGCGGGTCTTTTTTTGTTTGCAGGGTTTAAGTATCTCAATGATTAATAACGATAAACACGTTCTTTTTTAGGAATTTACACGTTGACTATCATTCATTTTGTATATCGCATTGCCCGTGAATATAAAGGCACGATTGCTGGTATTGCCTCAATGATGGGGCGTAATGAAAAGGTGCTGGCCAGTAAGCTCAACCCTAATGTTGATACGCATCATCTAAACATCGATGAGCTTGAGTTGTTAGCAGAGTTTACGGACACCAGCATTGACGTTGCTCAATACTTTGCGAGTAAGGCAAATGCGGTTGTTGTGCGGTTGCCGGATATGCCAGACGGTAGCGATCTATGTTTGCTTGATGCTTATATGCAAATCATGAAAGAGCTTGGTGAGCTGTCTGCGGAATTTCAAAAAGCCTTTGCTGATGGCGTGATTAACAGAAAAGAGTTTTCGCGTATATGCGTTGAAGTGACAGGGGTGCAAGCTAAGTTGCTGGCTTTCCAACAGATTATTGAGGCGAAAGTTGTATGACAGATATTTATGATCAGGCGACTGATGTTGAGATGCGCTCGCGTGAGATTGCACTACAAACAATAAGAGCTAAAGCCAGCAAGCCAGCAATGCAGGCTAATGGCGCGTGCTTTAACTGTGAAGAGCATTTGGCAGATTCTAACGCTTTGTTTTGCGATGCCGATTGCCGTGATGATTTCCAACTTCGTGCATCGCTTACCAAATAACCCCGCGCCCCACGCTTAGCATTTAGGGAACATTGATGATGAAAAGTTATTTCAGTAAGCCAATGATTGAGCTTTCAAAAGGTACTCCCGCGAGGTGTTCATTACGGGACGAAACGATCGCGAAATAGCGCTAGGATTTTAGTTTAAAGATTACTGAAATTTATATAAAACAATAACTTACATAATCGGTATCAATATTAATGGTCACACTTTCAATCAAATCAGACTTTAAGCAAGTGCAGAACAGGATTAATACGTTGTCACGTGATGTGAAAGGACGTGTGATTTCTGCTGCACTAAACAAAGTTGCATCGAAAGCCAAGACGGCAATGGATAAGGAAATTAGAGCTGAATTTAATATTGCTAAAAAAGATGTCTCAAGCAAAATAAATATAACAAAAGCCCAAAAGAAAATTGGCTCATGGCAAGTGACAATAGAGCCACTTCGAGGTAGTAGGCGTGGGCGTGGCTTAAATCTTATTCAGTTTGTTAAAGGCAAGATAATTACACAATCTGAAGCAAGGCGCAGAAAAAAACCAAATCTAAAAAAGTACGCAAATAAATTTTCAAATTAAAAATACTGGCGGCACTAAAAAGATTACTGGCGCGTTTGTTGGCAATAAAGGACGCACAGTTTTTGCACGTACTGGTAAAGACAGATTGCCAATTAAGGCAATCACCACAATTGACGTGGCGCAAATGTTTAACACTAAGCGCATTAACCGCAAGGTATTGGACCGCATCAATGTTGAATTGCCAATTGAGATTGAGCGCGCAATTAAATCAGTAATGGCAAGGGGCTTTCGATGATCTGGTCAAATTATGATGCCGTCATTGATACCTTAGTCTCGCACGATTTTGTTGTATCGGATTTAACCATTGGCAAAATGGTGCGCGTCAAGCGCGAAGGGCACAAGCAAAAGGGATGGTACAGCCTGCATGAAATCACGCTAGATGACGGCACCACTTCAGCATTGATTGGCTCGTTCGGTTACTGGTATGCAGGTGAGGCGTTTAAAGAAAAAATCTCACCAGGCAAAGGCATCATACTTTCAAAAGAGCAGCGCGAAGCCATTAAAATTCGCCATGCTGAAGCGATTAAAAAAGCAAACGCGCAGCGCGCCCGTGATGCTGAGTTAGCATCAAAGCAAGCATCAAGCACCTGGTCAAAATATATATCTGATGGCGAATCCACTTACCTGCAGCGCAAAGGTGTACTCGCGCATGGGTTGAGATTTTCGCCAAGTGGCAATGGCACGCTGGCAGTACCCATGCAAGACACCATCGGCAAAACATGGGGCTTGCAGATCATACGCGGTAAAGACCGTGGCAATAAACTTGAAAAAGAATACTGGCCAAAAGGCTTGGATAAAAAAGGCCACTTTCACTTAATCGGTGGCGCGCCAAAAGAACTGCTTTTAATTGGTGAAGGTTACGCCACATGTGCAACCGCATTTGAGGCAACAGGCTATCCAGTTGCAGTGGCGTTTGATGCTGGCAACTTGGTCCATGTCGCTGCAGCATTTCACAAAAAATACCCGCGCACAAAAATTCTAGTGCTTGCAGATGATGATTATTTATCTGAAGGCAACCCGGGCGTTAAGTCAGCCGAGGCCACAGCAATTGCTGTGAATGGCGCTTGGATAAAACCAGCGTTTCCATATGGTCGCGATAACAAAAAGCTCACAGACTTTAATGATCTAGCTAACTTTCCGCAATGCTCCAATAGCACCGTAAGAGTGCAAATTGAGGAAAAGCTCATCCAGCTTGGTTGGGGTAATGCGACTCCGCAAGGCGGGGCGCAAAGCATGGGGGGCGGGGGTGAAGCTAAAGGCACATTAAAACCACTGCTCGATGTGGCTGAAGCAGTCACACGCTATAGCTTAATTTATGGCGCGGGTGGCACGATGTACGATCACCAAGAGGCCAGCTTAATCCCAAAATCAGACGTGTTAGATATATGCGTGGATCATGCCTGGCGCGAATGGAAATTGCATCCAATGCGTAGTGTGGTGCGCTTATCTGAAGTGGGCTTTGACCCCACAGATAAAGACCAACAGATTATTTGTAATCTATGGGGCGGATGGCCCACAACACCAAAAAATGGTAGTTGCGAAACGCTATTAAGCCTGCTGCGCTTTTTGTGTAGCGGTGAAGAGTCTGGCAATGATGAAGTTTATCAATGGGTTTTAAAGTGGCTCGCTTTACCAATTCAAAAGCCTGGTGCAAAAATGCGCACGGCACTCATTTTTCACGGTCCGCAAGGCGCTGGTAAAAATCTATTTTTTGAAGCGTACTCAGCCATTTATGGCAAGTATGGTCGCATCATTGGCCAAGCTGAAATTGACGATAAATTTAACGACTGGGCAAGTGGCAAGCTATTCATGATTGCCGATGAAGTGGTCGCACGCCAAGAATTATTCCACATTAAAAACAAACTAAAAGCCTTAATCACTGGCGACACGGTACGCATCAACCCGAAAAACGTGGCGGCACATGATGAGCATAACCACGTTAACTTGGTGTTTTTATCAAACGAAAAACAACCGCTGGTATTAGAAAAAGACGATCGGCGTTTTGCGGTGATCTGGACGCCAGAAAAAACGGGCGAAGGTTACTACGCAGACATTGCTGATGAAGTGGCTAATGGTGGCATTGCCGCACTGCATGATTATTTATTAAACCTACCGCTAGGCGACTTTAACGAGCACTCAAAGCCGCCAATGACACGCTCAAAACAAGACTTAATCGACATCAACCTAGACTCAGGTGAACGCTTTTTAAGTGAATGGATTGAAGGCGGGCTGGATATTCCAGTTTGCCCATGCAAATCAGAATCGCTTTACCTGGCATACACAAACTTTTGCAAGCGTAATGGTGTGGCAAGGCCGCGTGAGCTGAATCAAATCATCGGCAATATTGTAAAAATGCGCGGCTGGTCACGGCAAAAAGGGCGCATTTACTCTGATTATCACTTTAATGGCGATCAAAAACAACGCGCAATCATCTTTCCGCCTGAAGAATATTACGCAGAGAAACACAAAAAACCGCAGATTTAACGGGCGCAAAATGGGTGACCACCTGCGTTTTAGATTTTGACGAAGCCTTGAGACCGAAAAATGACTAAATATGTTCTGGGTGTGACGGGGTATGTGACGGGGTATGTTCCGAGCAAAAGCCCCGTGTTTATTGGCTTGTTCCGAGTGTTGCGGGCTTTGTGCGCACGTGTGCGCGTAACGTTTAAATTAATAGCACACAAGCGCGTGTGTATGTTACACGTGCAGGCGCGCAACCCCGTCACACCCGTCACACCCGGAACATGTGCATATTTTATGCGGGTGTCAGGCGTTCCGGGGTCGCGCGCACCCCGTAACACCCCCATCACATCTTAAAAATAATGAGTAAGTCAATAAAAGAAGTGGTAGATGAATTTAGTGAAGTCTTTGGGCGAGTTGAATTTAAAGCAACAAATGAAACAACAGGGCAGGTGGGTGGTAGTCGTGGTTGGAAAGAGTCACCACCTGCTGGCTTAGAAATAACAGGCGAAGACTACATCGCACTTGGCGACTTAAAAACAAAGCTACCAGCGCAAGGTGTGATTGCTGGCTTAATGAATTTGGAACTAAACCGATATGGCAAACGAAATAAATCTTAAAGCAGATGCAAACGCATATAAATGTGAAGGCATCGACTGCGCATACAAACAAAGCTGCGGACGCTTTATGAGACCAGATGCAGGCGCAACGCAACAATGGGCATCGTATTATGCCATCGCAGGTGATGACTGCGAAGCGCATGAGCCAATAGTTAAGGCTGGAGTTTAATGATGGTTTTGAGTTTCCCCATTAATATATTCAATCATAAAGTCGCGTTTATCGGTTTTAAATTTTGCGAGCGCGGCTTGCGCATTTGTAAGCTCGTTTTGCTCCCATTCAATGAATTGTGGAATATCAGCCTTAGCTTCAATAATTTCCTCTTTGGTCAAACCTTCAAAATCGTTCGCTTCCTTTTTAGCCTCAGCCAGTGCCTCTTTAGCGTCACGTACATCAGCTTGCAAATACTCCAAATGTTCATTCATTGCATCCGCAAAAGCGCCTGCATATTCTGTAGCTTCGTCTTTTTCAAGGTAGCCAATATCCACCATAAATTGTTTATACAATTTCTTGGCTTCGGCAGTGCCAATTGGTCCACTGTTGGTAAACATTTCTTTGGTCAGCACTGGGTAGGTTTTAGGCTTTTTTGGTTGATTACTGGCGGAAAGAATATCGCCAATAATGGCAGTAATAAACTTTGCAAAACTCATATTGATACCCCCGTATTTTCTAAACTTTACATATTACACGCGTTGGCATATTATTCACGCACTGCACCTCATTGTGCAGTCGGGTTTGGAATCCCGCGGGAAACGGCATTAAGCCGTTGTGTTAGAGCAAACGGCTTTTTTGTTGCCTTGTGTCGTCCTGTTATGGGCGGGCTTGGCGGGGAGCCGAAAGGCTCGCTGGTGTTTCCCCAGTATTCCAACCCGTCAAGCTCCGCCCACCCGTTTGGAATCGGGTTGGTTGGATTAAACCAACTTACAGGAAACGACATCATGAACTCAATTCAAATTGATACAACCGAAATCCGTCAACTCGATGGACTCTACTCACTTAACGATTTACACAAAGCTAGCGGCGGTCGGTTTAAAGATAAGCCTGCAAACTTTTTGAGAGTAGAACAAACTCAAGCATTAATTAAAGAAATTTCTCAGTGTTCACACTTTAAGACTGACGAAAATACTCAAGTCTCAGATATGAGCCTTGCTAAAAATAAGCAAGGCGCAAATTCGCAACTTGCCATAAAAGTTAAGCATGGAGGTGATTTGCGCGGTACATTCGCCTGCAAAGAATTGGTCTATGCCTACGCTATGTGGATTAGTCCGCAATTCACACTTGAAGTCATTCGCACGTTTGATGCACTTCAAACATCACCCGCACCCGTTGTGCAAGAAACGCCATCACTCATCAATCGCCGCTGGTTAATCAGCTATAACCACTTAGGGCAAGAGCAAGTGCATGCTGTGCCAGCGGACGCATGCGTGATGACGACTGATGAGTTTGTGAATGCGCTATTAGACCCGTCTGGAATTTCACTAAATACAGAACAGCAAGCCAAGCTTATTGCTGTGATGGCTAAACGGCTTGCAAACAAAACAGCGTTTTACCAAGCTAAAGTGAAAAAAACCTTAACAAACCTAAACAACTTAACGGTATTTAACAGACACATTAATGACCATCGAAACCAAATCCCAGTTTGCCAAACGCATTGAGCGCGTGCCGAGCTACGTCACTGAGCTTATCAGTCATGGTCGCATTGTGCTCACCGCGGACGGCAAACGGGTGGAGGTTGAAGCATCGCTGAAAAAATCGCCGACACTGCAGCTGGTACAAAACCCGCTGTCGCAGCGCGACACGAAGCCGAGCGCAAAGGTACAAAGCCAGCACGTAAAAAACGCAAGGTGGCGGAGGTTGAAGAAGGCAGCCGCCAATTTTATGAGCGCCAATTACAACAAACCAAAAACGACCATAAAGCATTGGATTTTGATTTAGCACTAGGCAAGCGGTTTTTAATAAACGATGTGCGCCGTGAAGCGCAAGCCCTTGGCAATACACTACGCGCCAGCCTTGAGCGCTTGGTTGACCAAACCGCACCGCGCTTGGCAGTGACAAAAGACAAAAAACTCCGCAAGCAATTATTGCTGGATGAAATTAAAAAATTAAACCGCGTGATTAAAGCGGAATTTCCACGCGCCATGCGCAGATTGAGAAAGGGTTAGTGATGAGTGACGTTTGGTTTAACTTGAGAATTTGGGTATATCACATACAAGCAGGCCGTAAACAATGGTGGAATTTTGAGATTTCAAGAAATGATTGGCACTTAGGCAATAAAGAATCACCGCTTATTGAATTGTATGAAATTGGATTTCCAAAATCATATAAAGGCGGGCGGGCTGCTCAAGGCAATAGTAAGTAAAAAAACTTAACCACTTTTCACAGACATCACCATGACAACGACCACCACAATGCCAGACTTAAAAACGCAGGAGGCAAAACTCAATGCCAATATTGCGTTAAATGATTACAGCCTTGCGTTGGAGAACAGCTGTCAATCAACGGATGTGATTATGGCGGCAATGGATGTGCGGCGCTTAATGCTCAGCATCACCGAGCAAATGGCGAATGATCTGATAGACGCGATTGATAACGAGTTTGACGAAACCCGCGTGCATTACCACATGACCGATTGCTTGCTTGAAATCATGCACGGGCTTGCAAATAAAGTGGACGCGGCAAACAAAGCCTTGCCTGAGTTTAACGAGTATTTTAAACGTGGCGCAAAACCGCGCGATTTAATGACCGTGAGCCAATGGGCAGATCGCAATCGCTGGCTTGAAAGTGGTACCAATTTACCAGGGCGTTGGAGTACGGCAACCACGCCATATTTACGCGACATCATGGATGATTTGAGTGAGCATTCGCCCGTGCGCAGCGTGACGTTTATCAAGTCATCTGGCGTGGGTGGTACTGAGGTGATGTATAACTGGGTTGGCTACATCATGCACCATTTGCAAAATAAAGATTTGCTTTGCGTGGTCCCAACTTTAGAGCTGCGCGAACGCTCACTTAATCCGCGTTTAAGCAAAATGATGGAAGAAACGCCAGTGCTTAAAGAGCTGGTCAACAAATCCACACGCAATAAAGCCAACCGTGGCGATCTTTTGGAATATGGCGCACGCGCTCGCATTATCAAAGCAGGCGCAAATTCACCAGATAGTTTGCGTAGTGATCACTTGCCGTATGTTGAAGCGGATGAAGTGGACGCATTCCCGTGGGATGTGGGCGGTGAAGGCGACCCAATGACGTTGATTGAAAACCGTCAACGCACATTCAGTCGCGCAAAAAGCTACTTTGTTAGCACGCCCACAAAAGACGAAGCCTCGCGCATTGATATTTTATATAAGCGTAGCGACATGCGCCGTTATCACGTGCCATGCCCACATTGCGGCGAATATCAAACCCTAAAATTTGGCGGTAAAGATTTATCGTACGGACTTAAATGGCGCATGAGCGTTCCAGCTGAAGGCGAAGAGCCGCACGTGGTTTCAGTGCATTATTTGTGCGAACACTGCGGCGCTTTCATCGATGAAGGGCACAAAACAGACATGCTCGCCAAAGGGCGCTGGATTGCCGAACGCCCAAGCATCAAACTGCATCACGGCTACCACATCAACGCGCTTTATTCGCCTGTTGGCTTGGGCATTAGCTGGCTAGCGATTATTGAAAAATGGCTTAAATGCCAGGGCGACACCTCCGAATTAAAAGCGTTTATTAATACCTATTTGGGTGAAGTCTTTAAAGAAGAAGGCGATGAGCAAGACCCTACATCGTTAATGATGCGCTTAGAAGTTTACGACAAACCAACAATTGCATTTAAAACCGCTGGCGTGGACGTGCAAAAAGACCGGCTTGAAGTCACGATTGATGGCTGGGGTAAAGATGAAGAGAACTGGACGCTCAATCATATTGTGATACCAGGTGATACTGCGTCACAAGGCGTTTGGGATGAGCTGCACGAAGTATTGACCGATGCAGGCATTCGCTTGGCAGCGATTGACTCTGGCTATAACACAAGCATGGTGTATGCATTTTGTGAAAAGCGTAAATGGTGCATTGCCATTAAAGGCGTTGAAGGTGCTGGCCGTCCGCTGATTGAAGATGAAAAGAAACGTCGCGCGCGTTTACGTGCAACCCGCAAACGTGCTGTGCATGTAGAGCCGTTAGGCGTGGACCAAGGCAAGGCGCTAGTTTATTCACGCTTAAAAATTACCACACCAGGTGCGGGTTATATTCATTTTCCGCAAGAGCCAGACTTTGATGATGAATACTTTGCGCAGCTCACAGCTGAAAAGTTAGTGACCAAAATGCGTGGTCAGCGCCCCATTTTGCAATGGGTTAAAACCCGCCCACGTAACGAAGCAATTGACTGCAAAATTTATAGCTTTGCTGCCATGCGTTTATGCGCGGTGGATTTAAGCAAATACGCTGTTTCAAACACTGGCAAACCAACCCCCGTTGCACCAACACCAAAACCACGCCGCAGAATCGTAAGGAAATAGCCATGACAGAATCTAACTCACAATTAGCGCCACAGGAACACATTGAAACCAATGACATTGTGCTGGATATTCTGCAGCGCATTCAGTCGGTTTTTAAAGCTGAAGGTGCATTGACTGAGGCGCATTTTGAGCAAATTGAGCGTGAAGTTAGACAAGATTGGAATGGTGAGCGGCCATACATTGGCAAGCATTTGGTGAGTGTTGAATTTGTATCAAAAAGGCGTAGAGATATTATCCGCATGGCACGGGCAGGTGACAGCTTTAGTTTGATTGGTCGCAGGTTTGGCATATCACGCCAGCGGGCATACGCAATTTATAAGGGGTAAAAAGCGTCAACACTTCGCCTTAAAGTGTTGACACCTTGCATGGCAAAGTGGATGCATGCAAAACCCTATTTCAAATACCGAGCCTCAAAACTTTACCGCAGGCGATACGGTTCAATGGATTAAAACACTTAAAGATTACCCTGCTAACGATAGCTGGGTATTGCACTATGTGTTTATTAATGCCACCAATAAATACACCGTAACCAGCACGGCTGAAGGCGAAAATCACAAAGTCGTTATTCCAGCCACAACAAGCGGCGCATATTTAGCCGGCACTTATAGCACGCAGGCATACGTCACCAAAGGTGATGATCGTTACACCGTTGGCAATGGTAGTTTGCAAATTTTCCCAAACTTGGCAGGGCAATCACAGGGCTTTGATAATCGAAGCGCTGCAAAGCAATGCCTAGATCAGCTCAATTCTGCATTCTCCGCGTATGGCAAAAAGCCTATACACAAAGCTATTCAATAGCAGGGCGCACCATGACGTTTACTAGCCCTAGTGAATTCTTAGCTTTTCGCTCAAAAGTTCAGCAAGAAGTTAACCGAGAAATCGCCGCACAAAACCGTAAAAACGGCTTGCAAGTGCGTAACAAAGTATTAACGGGGTTCTAATGGCTAATAATCAAACCAAACCACATTGGTATGACGTTGAAAAAGTGCGTGCGCCTGGCTCAGTTGTTTTACAAAACTGGATGCAAACACAATCACCATCCGCGTTAAAAAATAAAACAAAAGCATTAAACCAGCGCCGTTTTACGGCTGCAATTCATTCGCGCTTAACCAGCGGTTGGTTTAGCACTACAGACAATATCAACCAAGAGTTACGCACAGATTTAGATAAGCTTCGCGCACGATCACGTGACCTATCTAAAAATAACGATTACGCAAAAAAATTCATCAACATGGTGGTAGCAAACGTCGTTGGTACCAACGGCTTTAATTTGCAATCGCGTGTGATGAGCAATGAAACAACTGAAGACAAACCAGCCACCAATGCCATTGAGCTTGCATGGCATGACTTCTGCGAAAAAGGCGTGTGCGAAATTAGTGGACGCATGAGCTTTACTGATTTTGAGCGTGCAGTGGCCAGAGCTTTTGCGCGTGATGGTGAGTATTTAATTCGTAAAATAAAAGGCGCAAAGGCGCGTAATCGTTTTGGTTTTTCTTTGCAATTAATTGATGTTGATCGGCTTGATACGCTATACAACGTGCCCGCTGGTCGTGGTCAAAATCAAGTGATTATGGGTATTGAGGTTGATGAGTATCGCCGCCCGCTTTTTTATCACATTTATACAAGCCACCAAAGCGAAGCGCATCAAACCCGCATTCGTGAAGCTGTGCCAGCTGACGATATATATCACGATTTTGTTTACGAAAATCCAGAGCAGGTGCGCGGCATTCCGTGGATGAGTGCCAGCATGTTAACCCTGCATCATTTAGGCGAATTTGAGCAAAGCGCATTGATTGCTGCACGCAAAGGCGCAAACACATTGGGCTTTATTGTTTCGCCTGATGGGTTGCCGCCTAATGGCTCAACTGACTCTGAAGAATCAGAGCTGCCGCCAATTGATGTTAGCGTGCCTGGTGAATTTGACACGTTGCCAGAAGGCTATAGCTTTCAACCACTCGATACAAAATACCCAGACACCATGCTTGGGCCATTTGTTAAAAACTTTTTACGTCGCGCATCCAGTGGCTTAAACGTGGCTTACAACGGTTTAGCCAACGATCTTGAAAACGTCAACTTTTCTAGCATTCGCAGTGGCGTAATTGAAGAGCGCGAACAGTGGATGACCATTCAAAACTGGCTGATCAATTCACTGCTTAAACCATTGTTTAAAGAGTGGCTAGCAATGGCGCTGCTTAAAGGTGAAATCAAACTGCCTAACGGCTCAGCCTTACCCGCATCAAAACTCGATAAATTTATGGCGCATAGCTGGCAGGGCAGACGTTGGCAATGGGTTGATCCATTGCGTGACATTCAAGCCAGTTTATTGGCGGTGCAAAACGGCTTTACTTCGCCCTACACAATCGCCAACCAAATGGGCGTTGATTTGCACGATGTGATGACCGATTTGGCACGCGCAAACAAAGAAGCCCGTGAGCTTGGCTTACCAGAATACACCCGTTTACACAGCGATATTAACAAACCTAAACCTGATGACGAGAGTGTCAACACTTCGCCTTAATGTGTTGACGCTTTGCATGGTTTTATAGCACTTATGAAGGAACACAACATGAAAACGATTCAGCCAGGAACTAAAGAAATTCGTAGTTTTGGATTCACTCGCGAAGCTATTGATGAAGAAGCGCGCACTGTTCAATTGGCTTTTTCATCTGAAACGCCTTATGCACGTTGTTGGGGTAATGAAATACTCAGCCACGACGCAAATGCAATTCGTCTTGGACGCTTAAAAGATGGCGGACCATTATTAGTTGATCATGATGGCCGCGACCATATTGGTGTAATTGAATCTGTGCAGATCGGTGCAGACCGAGTAGGTCGTGCTGTGGTTCGTTTCGGAAAAAGCGAGCGTGCAGAAGAGGTTTTCCAAGATGTGAAAGACGGCATTCGTCGCTCTGTAAGTGTGATGTATCTAATTCATAAGTCTGTTTTAGTTGAAGAATCAGACCAACTTGATACTTATAAAGTCACCGATTGGGAGCCTTATGAAATTTCTATAGTTTCAATGCCAGCAGATACAACTGTTGGTGTAGGCAGAAGCGCAAACGACCCTAACCCTATTATTGAATTAACAAATCCCGTTATGGAGAAAAAATGGAAAAAGTAGAAACCAAAACAGAAGCCGTTGACGTTACAGCGATTCAAGCTCGCGCAACAAAAGATGCTTTATCAACTGTCAATGAAATCTTAGCAATCGGCACGCAATATAAATGCGCTGATTTAGCTGCGCAAGCTATTCAAGATGGCAAAACAGTAGGTGAGTTTAAAACCATCGTTTTAGAGCGCATGGCAAACAAACCAGTTGATAGCGCAACGATTGGCATGAGCAAAAAAGAAGCTGGGCACTTTAGCTTTTTACGTGCATTAAATGCATTAGCTAATCCAGCTGATCGTAAAGCGCAAGAAGCAGCAAAATTTGAGCGTGAAGCTTCAGATGCATTTGCTTCAAAACATGGCAAATCAGCACAAGGTTTTTATGTGCCAATTGAAGTTCAGCAACGTGACTTAACAGTTGGTACACCAACTGCAGGTGGCAATACAGTTGCTACAGATTTATTAAGCGGTTCATTTATTGATTTGCTGCGCAATAAAATCCTAGTGCAACGCATGGGCGCACAGCTTTTAACTGGCTTAACTGGCCAAATCGCAATTCCACGCCAAACAGGTGGCGCAACTGCATATTGGGTTGCGGAATCTGGCGCACCAACAGAATCACAACAAGCGTTTGACCAAGTAACAATGAGTCCTAAAACACTAGGTGCATTTACAGACATTAGTCGCAAATTGTTATTGCAATCAAGCATGGATGTTGAAGGGTTTGTGCGTAATGACTTATCTAAAGTGATTGCATTAGCAATTGACTTAGCAGCAATCAACGGCACTGCAGCAGACAATCAACCGCGTGGCATTTTAAATACCAGCGGTATTGGTAGCGTTGTTGGTGGCACTGATGGCTTAGCACCAAACTGGGGTCACATTGTTGAGTTGTGGAGTGACATTGCAAGTGCAAATGCCGACTTTGGCAGCATGGGCATTATGACTAACGCAAAAGTGATTGGCAAATTGATGACCACACTTAAATCAGCAGATGTGTCTGGTTACATCGTTGAAAAGTTCCCGGACGCTGAAGGCATTACATCAATCGGCGGCATGCGTGGTGGTGTATCAAATCAAGTGCCTGGCAACCTTACCAAAGGCAGCTCAACAGGCGTTGCTTCAGCAATCATCGCTGGTAACTGGAATGACTTAATCATCGGTCAGTGGGGTGCGCTAGATTTAATGGTTGACCCATACACAGGCTCAACATCTGGCACTGTGCGTGTGATTGCCTTGCAGGATATTGATATTGCAGTGCGTCACGCTGAGAGCTTCTCAGCAATGAAAGACGCATTAACAGCGTAATCGCGAGTTAATTAAGGCAAAAGGTTAAGTGAGGCAAGCTTCACTTAACCACTTTTCGGAGACACATGATGATCATTATTCCAAAACGCACCATGCAGCTAGATAACCGCCAAGTGGTTGCTGGCAAAAAAGAAAAAGTAAGTGATGAAGAAGGCAAATTAGCTATTCGTCATGGTTGGGCAGTTGAAGCGCCAAAAGAGTTAACCAAAGCAGAAAAATCCGCAGCTGAAGCAGCAGAAAAAGCCGCAGCTG